TGCCCCGTGTATACCCCCCCTGTATATATTTTTTTAGGAGGGGTTAGTATTTGCAGGCAAATATTTATTTCTTTACCTTCAATTCCGCATGGGTTTCAACCCACACCCTAGCACCACAGGACAGCGGCTTGTCGGGTCTGTACACCACCCTGCTTGGTCCCAGTATTTCAACCTCGTGGCAATAGGTATTGTCTTTATAGGTTTTGATGGTAATTACTGGCTCATTCGTGCCGTGTTTTTTGTTGGCGCGAATTTTGTGCATGTTTACATGAATTTTCTTTTTGATCGGGTTCACCGCCATTCCTCTTTTATTTTCCCCAATATACCAGCACAAAGCTATTGCATTCTGAGCAGTGCAGGTTTGTGACAATTGAATGGTCTTCGTCATCTGTGTCGGTATCATGGTCTCCGCCCCAGATGAGTTCTGCGTCACATGCCCAGCAGTTCATCGCCATTCCTCCTTTCTTTTCTTCATTGGGAAGTTGAGTTCCCATCTGACGTTGTTGAGGGGTTCGGTAAGAAATATTTGCAGGAATTTTTTAGGATCGAATGACCGTAGTTCAAAATCCATCAGCCATTTTGTCTGCACATCGTACCCTGTAATGATTGATTTCCAGCGTTCGTATTCCTTTATAATCTGCTCATTGGTTGTGTTGGCAGTCGGATTGCTGGCATCCAGTGCAATATGGTCAACAGGAGCGAAGGAAACATTTGTATTGTAGTGTTGGGGGTTGATTTGCAGGTGGAGGGCGGTTTTTCCCTCTTCAATCCAGTACCATGCCCCGTCGAAGTCGAAATTTGGCCTTTCAGCCCGCGTGAAGCCGAAAACCTCTTCGTAGAACTCCATCGACCTTTCGAGGTTCTTGGTATTGATCGTAACGTGCTGGAGTGTAAGCATGGTTCCTTCCTTTCTGTTATTCAGCTTATTTTTTTTCATTTGGTGATTGGATGAACTCAGGCACATCGTTTGATAAAAGGGCTTTCTCAGTCGGATATATTGCCCGCGCCCGATTGGGGATAATTTTTAAATATCCCCTTTCCTCAAGCGCTTTGACAATTCTGTGTGTATTGCTTACCGCAGATATCCCCAGACCTTCCGTTATGTCGCGGTAGGCGGGGGCGTATCCATAGAGCTTCCACCAACCGACAATAAAATCGAGGTGGGCTTTTTGCCTTCGTGTCATTTTATGATTCCAGTGCTTTTGCGCTAAGGCGGTCACGCACGGCATTGGCGGAAATGAATTTGAGAGGAGGCGCGTCAATAATGACGGCATCCAGTTCATACCCAAGAGAAAAGAGAATTTTTTCCAGCGTATCCACCCCAGGACCGCGCTTTCCATTCTCTATTGAAGAAATTGTGCTGGCATTAACTCCGCACATTTGCCCCAAATCTTTAATGGAAAGGTTTTTTTCCTGGCGCATTTCTCGTAACAACTTTCCCCAGTTGAATGGCGTGTGTTTAAGCATTTGATGGAAAATCCTTGTCGCTGTTGTCGTCTTTAAGAAGATAGACCTTTTTGTTGTGAAGGAGTGCCCATTCGATTTCCTTCTGGACGCCAGGAGAATCTTCCCATTCGGGAAGGCAGTGGACACCCAGTACGGTGCAGTGCCTGAAAAGTTGGATATCACGGCGCATCCACCACTGCGTATCCCTCTTATGCCCCCTCTCTTCAAACGTAATACCATAGGCAATGGGTGAAAACACCCAGATACCGCTGTCGAGAAGTTTCATTGTAAGGTCAACTGTCGAAGCAGCGCGTTTCGCTGCCGTGCGCCTTGTAACCTTGCCGTTTGAAGAATAGGGGGAGGCAAGGTACATGAGGTGGTTTCTGTCCAAATCGCCCGCCAAACGCATAAACGAAGGCGACGGGATTTCAGTGACGTTGATGATCGGAAAGTTGATTTGTTTGTGGCTTTCTCCATTGCCAACCATATTTTTTCCCCTTTATAAGAAAGTAGTGAGAACACAACGATAACATAAGTGCCATAAAAGTACATATTTTTTTTCTGTATAGGTTGACAAAAAAAGTCAACTACCTCAATATGGTACAACTTAGGTAATTCTATCGAGTTCAGGATACTCGAAAAAAACATCCTTGCATCACTTGACTCTCCAAGAGGAGCGCTTTCCCCTTTAGGCGCTCCTCTTTTATTTAAGGGGAACCAGAGGGAATATGGCTTATAAAAAAGGTGATTACGCTAAATATCATAAGGACAAGGATTCAAAGAAAAAACGCGCCCTTCGTAATAAGAATCGGCGCAGGGCAACCCGTAAGGGGCGGGTGAAAAAAGGGGACGGCAAGCATATCGACCATAAAGACGGCAATCCGAAAAATAATTCTAAAAAGAATTTGCGGGTTGTTTCTGCGAAAACCAATCGAAAGAAACAATAGTGGCGCTTGACCTTGAGGTTGAAAAGTATATTGACCGTATAGCAGCGCTACCTTTTGAAGAGCAAAGGCAGATACTCGATTTATTCGAGAGTTTGGATAAAGCCACCGAAAAGGAACGGCTGACACAAAGGTTTATTCCCTTTGTGAAAAAAATGTGGCCTGGATTTATTGAAGGCGACCATCATAACATTATGGCAGACGCTTTTGAGCGTGTCGCGGATGGTAAATTAAAACGTCTGATTGTGAATATGCCTCCAAGGCATACAAAATCAGAGTTCGCCAGCTATCTTTTGCCAGCATGGTTTTTGGGAAGGTATCCCGAAAAGAAAGTTATCCAGACGGCGCATACCGCTGAATTGGCAGTTGGTTTCGGACGTAAGGTCAGGAACCTTGTGGGTGACGAGGATTTCCAGAGGATATTCTCTGGAGTGAAACTCCGTCAGGATTCAAAAGCTGCTGGACGTTGGAACACCAATGCGGAAGGGGAATATTTCGCAATCGGTGTCGGTGGAGCGGTAACGGGTAAGGGTGCTGATCTTCTTATAATAGATGATCCGCATTCCGAGCAGGAGGCAAGGTCGGCAGACCCTTCGATTTTTGACCCCGTATATGAATGGTATACGTCAGGGCCGAGGCAGAGGCTCCAGCCTGGAGGCGCGATTGTCGTTGTAATGACGCGCTGGCACCAAAGGGATTTGACGGGGCATCTTTTAAAATCCTCGCACCAGAGGGCTGGTAGCGATGAGTGGGAAATAATACAGCTTCCAGCAATTCTTCCCAGCGGTAAGTCGCTGTGGCCTGGGTACTGGAGCAAGGAAGAACTTGAAAGGCTAAAGGCTGAGTTGCCCGCTGGCAAATGGTCGGCGCAATACCAGCAAGACCCTACCGCTGAGGAACAGGCGCTTATTAAACGCGACTGGTGGCGGAAATGGGAAAAGGATGACCCTCCTGCCTGTGAATTTATTATCCAGTCGTGGGATACGGCGTTTCTTAAAACGGAGCGGGCCGATTATTCCGCTTGCACGACATGGGGGGTGTTTTTTAGGGAGGATGATACTGGGGTCAGTAATGCCAATATCATTCTTTTGGACGCCTTTAAAGACAGAATGGAGTTCCCCGAACTTAAATCTGTCGCGCAAAAAACATATAATGAGTGGGAGCCAGACGCCTGTATTGTTGAGGCAAAGGCAGCGGGTGCGCCACTGATTTTTGAATTGCGCCAGATGGGTATTCCTGTTGGCGAGTTTACTCCATCGCGTGGCAACGACAAAATTGCCCGCGTTAATGCCGTTAGTGACTTGTTTGCAAGCGGTGTTGTCTGGACGCCCAAAACAAACTGGGCAGAAGAGGTTATAGAGGAGTTTGCGTCGTTTCCCGTTGGGGAGCATGACGATTTAGTTGATAGCAGTACACAAGCACTTCTGAGGTTTCGGCAGGGCGGTTTTATTAAAGTTCCTTCGGATGAAGAAGAGGAGGAGTTTCGCGCCCGCCGCGCCGAATATTATTAATAATATAAGGCTTTTTGCATGGCGGGATACTCAGACGAAGAGCTTCGGAATGTTGCCGAAACATATTCATATTATAAAAGTCAAGAAAACGCAGCCTCGGCTTTAGGTATAAGCAGGGGTGCGTTGAGAAGGCGCTTGAAGGAATACAGGGCGCGTTCTGAAAATGGTGGTGGCATTGTTAAGGGGCCAGAGTTTTCCATTAACAAAGAACAGTTGATGGATGAAACGGCTGATTTGGAAGATATTCTTAACAAACGCCGTGCCGAGTTCAGGCGAAGACGGGCTTCGGAAGAATCGCGCTTCCTCATTAAGTGCAAGGTGCGGTTGGACGGGCCGATTGGTATTCTGCACATGGGTGACCCCCATGTAGATGACCCAGGAACATCCATAGATGCGCTTGAGCATCATATAAACCTGATAAAAAATACTGAAGGTTTGTTCGGAGCCAATGTCGGGGACATGGCGAACCACTGGGTTGGGCGTCTTGCCCGCCTTTATGCCTACCAGACAACCACAGAAGCGGAAATGTGGCGTTTGGTGGAGTGGCTAGTTACAAGTGTTGACTGGTTATATATTATTGGTGGCAACCACGATCTTTGGGTTGGGGACGGAGACCCTGTTCAGTGGATGGTTCGCAGGCAGTCTGGTGTTTATCAGGCGCATGGCGCAAGAATTAATCTTGTCTTCCCGAATAAAAAGGAAGTCAGGGTGAACGCAAGGCATGACTGGAGCGGGCATTCGCAATGGAACTCAGCCCACGGGCCAGCAAAAGCCGCCCAAATGGGAATTGACGACCATGTTGTTATCAGCGGTCATCGCCATATCAGCGGTTACCAGATTATAAAACAACAGAACAATGGTTTAATAAGCCATGCGTTGCGTGTGGCATCTTATAAGATATTTGATAATTACGGGAAACAACTTGGCCTCAGAAATCAAAATGTTTCACCCGCTGTTGTAACCGTTATCAACCCAGAGCGGGAAGATGATGATCCTGGATTAATAACAGTTTTCCATGATGTTGATACGGGGGTCGAGTTTTTAAATTTTCTAAGGCAGAGAAAGGTGGCTAAAAAATGAAAAAATTTTTAGCGGTTCTCGGTTTGCTGTGCTTTTTGTCGCCCGTTGTATGGGCGGGTAACTTATATGAGGCATCCGAAGATGTCAGGCAAAAACATGAGGAGATGCTTTATCCAACGGTTCTGGTTCGGGGAAGCGACAATTCCAGTGGTTCGGGGACGGTTATATATTCAGACTTACAAGATAAAGAGTGGGTTTCCTTAATTCTGACAAACTGGCATGTGGTGCGTGGATCAATAAGTGTCGGGGAAGAGTGGAACTCCCAATTACAGGAAAAAGTTGAGAAAGAAGTTCGACGGCCAGTTCATGTCGATTTATGGGACTATAATAATTACTCTGAGGCGATTGGAACCATAGGTCGTCGGGCGCTTATTATGGCGTGGGATAAAGACCTCGATCTTGCGCTTTTGCAGGTACAGGATAAAGAGCGGCCTCTTCCGTATGTTGCGGAGATTTATCCTGAAGATAAAGATGAAGGGCCGTGGATTTTTCAAGAAGTCTTTGCTGTCGGCGCGGGGTTGGGGAAGCCGCCCTTTCCAACTGAGGGACTCTTGGCGGGTTTCGCTAGGGATCGGAATGGAAAACATTTGTGGATGGCGACGGCCCCCATTGTGTTTGGAAACTCAGGAGGAGCCTTATTTGTTAATTCGCCTCGCGGTTCTTTTGAATTGATAGGAGTTCCATCTATGGTAAGTGCTTATGGATGGGGCAATATCGTGACGCATATGGGGTGGAGCCGCCCAGTGCCTGAAATCAGAGCGTTCCTTAGAGAGCATGGTTACGGGTTTGTGCTTGGGGACGAGCCTGAAGTTGAAGAAGAGAACATCAATTAGTCAGCAAATATTTGATAGGAGACGATGATGCATAAAGACCCTGTTATTTCAAGAACCGTGCCTTCAGCCGTGCCTCGGAAGCGTATGAAGATTAAGGGTTCTGGGGCTGCAACCAAAGGAGCAATGTGGTACGCGGTTGCTGATCAAACCGTAGATACGGCACAGAAACAACCCGCTGGATATGTTTCTAATATTAAAAAGGTAGGCTAATGTCTGGATGTGGTGAAGACTGCGTTTGCATTGAAAACAGTTGTGAAAACTGCCCCGAAGATTGTTCAGGGGATTGTTTATGCCGTTCTTCAGAGGTGACTGATGGCGATTGAAAAATCTATCGCACAAGCGCCTTCTTTCAGTAACGCCGAGGAAGTCCCTGAAGGGCTTGACCCCGATGCTGTAGAAAGTATTGAAATCGCTGTTGTTAATCCAGATGCGGTGGCGATTGAAACAGAAGACGGCGGAATGGTGATTGATTTCAATCCGCAAGCGGATGAAGATATTGGTGGTGGTGACCACAATGAAAATCTTGCTGAAATTTGCGATGAAGATGTTTTGCAGAGGCTGGCGTCTGATTTAATAGGTGATTTTGACAGCGATAGAAATTCTCGTGCCGACTGGGAAAGAACATATACCAAGGGACTTGACCTTCTTGGTTTAAAGATTGAGGACAGAACATCACCTTGGCCTGGAGCGTGTGGTGTCCACCACCCCATTCTGACGGAAGCTGTTGTCAGGTTCCAAGCGCAGGCCATCATGGAAATATTCCCCGCTGCTGGCCCTGTTAAAACAAAAATTGTCGGGGAGATAACCGACGAGAAAGAAAAACAAGCACAGCGCATACAAAACCATATGAATTATCTCCTGACGGAGAAAATGTCCGAGTACCGCCCCGAAACAGAGCAAATGCTCTTTTCACTGCCTTTGGCGGGGTCTTCTTTTAAGAAGGTTTACTACGATCCGAGCATGGGGCGTGTTTGCGCCCATTTTGTTCCTGCGGAGGATTTTGTTGTTTCGTATGGGGCATCAGACCTTCAGACGGCAAGCCGTTACACGCACATTATGCGGAAATCAACCAACGATGTCCGCAAATTACAGGTAGCTGGTTTTTACCGAGACATAGACCTGCAAAAATCTGCACCTGATTATTCTGAAATTCAGGAGAAATACGATGAGTTGGAGGGTGAAACACCCTCTTATGACAACGATGATAGACATATTTTATATGAAATGCACGTTGACCTCGATTTGGAGGGGTTTGAAGACAAAGATGACAGCGGTGAGGAAACGGGTATTGCCCTTCCGTATGTTGTCACGTTAGCCAAAGGTTCTAACGAAATACTTTCTATTAGAAGAAACTGGTACGAAGATGATGAAATGCGTATGAAGCGCCTTCATTTCGTACATTACCAATATATGCCTGGACTTGGGTTTTACGGATTTGGTTTAATTCATCTAATAGGCGGTATCGCCAAGTCTGCGACCTCGCTGCTGAGGCAGTTGGTTGACGCAGGGACGCTTGCAAACTTACCAGGCGGTCTGAAGGCGAGGGGATTGAGAATCAAGGGGGACGATTCTCCTATATCACCAGGCGAGTTCAGGGATGTTGACGTTCCTGGGGGCGCAATAAAGGATAATATTACATTTTTGCCCTATAAAGAGCCAAGTAACGTCTTGCACGGTCTTTTGGGGGAAATTGTTGAAGAGGGAAGGCGCTTCGCGTCTGTTACCGACTTAAAACTTGCCGATATGAAGCAGGATGCGCCAGTTGGCACAACCCTTGCTTTAATTGAACGCTCCATGAAAGTGATGAGCGCTATTCAGGCAAGATTACACGAGGCTATGCGCCGTGAGTTCATTCTGGTTGCTGATATTGTCCGCGATTACGCTCCTGAGCGCTATGAATATGATGTGGATGCTGATTCGCGGGCTATAAAGGCGGAAGATTTTAACGATAAAGTTGATGTTATCCCTGTAAGTGATCCAAACGCAGCGACGATGTCGCAGAGGATTATGCAGTATCAGGCAGCGTTGCAGCTTTCCCAGTCTGCGCCCCAAATGTACAACCTGCCAGAGCTTCATCGGCAGATGCTGGACGTTCTGGGCATACAGGATGCGGAAAAGATTATTCCGATGTCCGAAGACCACAAACCGCGTGACCCTGTAAGCGAGAATATGGACGCTTTGAACAGCAAACCGCTTAAAGCGTTTATCGCCCAAGACCACGAAGCGCACATTAAGACCCATATGGCTGCAATTGAAGACCCGAAAATCAAACAACTTGTCTCAAAATCTCCAATGGCAGCGACTATATCGGCTTCAATGGCAGCGCATGTGCAGGAGCATCTTGGGTTTAAATACCGCAGGGAAATTGAGAAACAATTGGGCGTGGAGCTACCGCCTCCAGACAAGCAGTTGCCTGAAGACGTTGAGTTTCAGTTATCAGGTCTTATTTCGCAAGCTGCCGAAAGATTGCTTAATAAAGATATTTCTGAAGAACAACAGCAGAAGATACAACAGCAGTTGCAAGACCCTGTCATCCAGATGCAGCAAAAAGAATTGCAACTGGAGGAAATGGATATCCAGCGGAAAGCTCAGACTGATCAAGCGAGGATGCAGCTTAAAGCTGAAACAGACAAGGCAAGGCTTACCCTTGATATGGCAAAAGCCGCATCCAACGAAGAGCTTGAGAAACAACGGATTGCAACACAGGCCGAGCTTGAAGGCGCTAAACTTGGTGTTGATATTGCCAAATCTCAGCGTGATGCTGGGTCGAAGGAAGCAACCGAGCTTGAAAAAATAACACTGGAGAAGGCAAAACTTGCAGCAGAAGCAGCGCGGTCTCTTGTGGAATGGGACAAAAAGGACTCCCTCAAACAAATGAAGGGGGAATAAGCATTGGCTGAAGAATCTTTAGTTGGTGTTTACCGCCGTGTTCTACGGAACCAAATGAATGAAATGGCAGATATTATTTCTGGTGGCGGGGCGCAGAGTTTTGAGGAATACAAAAAAATGGTTGGGGTCATAGAAGGTTTGGCAATTGCGGAGCGTGAGCTTCTGGATTTGCTTGAGGCCAAGACCCGAATGGAGAACGAAGAAGACTAAATCTTGTTTCACATGAAACATGCAGGTATCCGCGATTCCTAATCGCGTGCAGGGGAACCGTTTCATCCCCGACTTTCAGTTAAAAAAACGTGCAGGAGAAGACAATGGCTGAAGAGACCGTTGTTGATCTCGATGAGCATAGGAAGCCGACTCAACTTCCTGAGCCTGTCGGGTATCAACTTTTAATAGCCTTACCCGAATCAAAGGAAAAGACGGATGGTGGTGTTTATATGCCAGACGCCACAAGGCAAAGGGAGGAAGCTGCCAGCATTACCGCAATGGTTCTAGCTGTTGGCCCTGATGCCTATAAAGATAAAAGCAGATTTCCCTCTGGTGCTTATTGCAAGGAGGGGGATTGGATAATTATACAGCCCTATACGGGGACACGTTTGGTTATCCATAAAAAAGAGTTCCGTCTTATAAACGATGACAGTGTCCGTGCTGTTGTTGATGATCCAAGAGGAGTGGTCAGGGCATGACAATAGAACAAGAGCAAGAGAGCTTGAGTGAGGAATTGGAACAAGCAGTAGCTGTTCAGGAGGCGGCTGAAGACGATCTTGAAGTCGTTGTAGTGGACGACACCCCGCCTGAAGATGCTAACCGCCCTCCCAAAAACGCAGACGCTCAGGATGAGGACGAAGAACTTCCCGACCTTTCGCCTCGTATTCAAAAACGTATAGATAAATTGCGTTATGAATGGAACGAGGAGCGGAGGGGAAAGGAAAGGGCTACCCGTGAAAATGCCGAGGCTGTTAAATATGCCCAGTCTGTTCAGGGGGAGAATGAAAATTTACGGCAGCAATTGTCGGATCAGCGGAAACTTCTTTACGATCAGGTTTCTGCGAAAACAGATGCTGAAATTGATACGGCAAAACAGCGGTATCGTGAAGCATATGAAAGTGGTGATGCGGATGCGATTGTGGATGCACAGTCAAATCTTTCGCGGTTACATGCGGAGAAACAGCAGTATATATACGCTGCGCCTCTTCCTGAAGAGCCTCAACAACAGGTTCAGCAGCAACCGCAACAACAGCAGCCAGTGCCACCCCCTGATCCGAATGCTGTACAGTGGTTGAAGAGAAACCCTTGGTTTCAGCAACCAGGATATGAACGCCTAAGCGGGTTTGCAGTTGGATTGCATCAGGAATTGACCGGTAAGGGCATTGATCCAAGAACTGACCCGACTTATTACGAAACGATTGACAATGCTTTAAGGGAAGCATTTCCAAAACAATTCGAGAAGACTAATGAAAGCAGTAACACTCCATCTTCTCGGAGAACCTCCGTTGTTGCACCCGCTAAAAGGGGTGGTGGAGCAACGCGCAAAGTGGAGTTAACTGCCTCTCAGATTTCCCTCGCCAAGAAGTTGGGAGTAACGCCACAGCAGTATGCGGCACAAGTCGTGAAAGAGCAGAAGGAGATGACCAATGGCTGAAACTCAGGCAATTGAGCGCAAACCAAGAGAAGCAGAAGACCGTGAGTCTTCCGAGACAGCAAAAGCATGGGAGCCTCCGCAGGTTCTACCTGATCCTAAACCGCAAGACGGTTATGCCTTTCGGTGGA